CTGAAGGGAACCACGGTGTTCCCGGACCTCACCAGGCCGCAAAGCCCGTACGAGCGGATTACGGCCGAGGAGTACGAGAAGGCCGCCGCGAAGAGCGTTGACGCGTCGTACGACGAAGCCTGTGCATCGGGCGCATGCCCGGTGAAGTAAGCGGCGCGAACCTAGTATTTGAAACCGCCACCCTGGCGGCCCGATACTAGTAACAGAAGGACGGAAGGGGGCCGGTGAAACGGCCCGGCCCCCTCTGTTCCACTCCCCGAAAGGCTTCCCCTTTGAAGGTCACCGTCGTTGCGGACACTATGACCCGTGACTTCTCTATCGAGACGCTTACCGGATTCGATTCCGGCGCCGCGAACCCTGCCGATCACCTGGCCGAGTTTGCCGGTCGAGAGTGCTACAAGAGCCACCACAAGCCGAATCCGAAGACTGCCGAGAATGCCGCCTATCTGGGCAACATCCTCGACCACGGACATTATTCGGTCCTCGAACACGCTTCGGTGACCTTCTACGTTCAGCACGTTTCCCGCGCTCTTCTTCTCGAACTGGAAAGGCACCGGTTCCTTTCCTTCTCGGTCGAGTCTCAGAGGTACGTGAACACGGAGAAGGCTCACCCCGACCCGGTTGTTCCCCCGCTCTTCAATGAGCTAAAGGACACCGACGCTCGGCGAGACCTGAACAACCTTCTTCACGACCACTACGACGCGAGCCTTAGCCAATACGCGTACGTCTTCAACCGCCTTCGCGAAGAGGGATATCCGGTTAAGAAGGCGCGCGAAGCGGCCCGCGCGTTCCTGCCGAATGCAACCCCCGTTGACTTCGTGGTGACCGGGAACATTCGCGCGTGGCGTGACGTGCTGGGCAAGCGTTACCACCTGGCCGCCGATGCCGAGATTCGAGAGTTCGCTTCCCTGATCCTCGCCGAGCTTCGCGAGATCGCCCCCAACGCGGTTCAGGACATCCCGGAGACCCCTTATGAGTAAGACCCTGAAGAGACTCGCCGTAGCCCTGGCCCTGGCCCTACTGGCCATGATCGGCGTTGTGTCGTGTGGTGCGGACACGGCTTGTGCGGCCACCATTCCCCGCCCGGCCCCCGCGCCGGCCCCGCGTCCCCCGTCCTTCTCGAAGCCCTCGGCCCCTCGACCGGCCCCGGTGCGGCCGTCGACCCCTCGGCCCGGTGGGCACTCGACCACGGTTGTCCCGGTGCCCGTGTACGTCGACCAGGACGACGACGATTGCTGAAGATCCTCGTAACGGGTTCACGCGATTGGACCGACGCCCGGAGCATCGAGCTTGAGATGTTCCGGGCTTTGTACGAGACGAAGACATGGGTTGCTGAAGCCGTCCTGATTCATGGCGCATGCCCTACCGGGGCCGATGCCATGGCGGACGCCTACGCGCGTGAAGTCGGGATGCACATCATCCGGCGCCCTGCCGATTGGGACCGCTACGGGAAGCGTGCGGGCTTCCTGCGGAACGCCGAGCTGGTCGACCTCGACCCCGATATCTGCCTGGCCTTCATCCGCTCGAAGAGCCGTGGCGCAACCATGACCGCCAACCTTGCCGAGAAGGCAGGGATAGAGACCCGAAGGTTCCTCGCATGACCGATCCGCGGCCGTCCTGGGACGCGTACTTTCTGGGGATCGCTGAGGCCGTGGCCGGCCGAGCGGACTGCACAAGAGCCCTTGTCGGGGCGGTAGTTGTGGACCCGAACGCGTTCGGTAAGGGCCTACCGGGAAGCGTCGGCATGGGCTACAACGGGGCCCCTCCGGGGGTGCCAGGGTGCCTCTCTGCCGGGGCGTGCCCTCGGGGCCGCCTCAGTGTCGACGAGTGCCCCAGAGACTCCGATTACTCGAACTGCATTGCCGACCATGCGGAGCGGAACGCGATCCGGTGGACGCCCGTAGAGCGTCGAGCAGGGGCAACCCTGTACGTCTCTCGCGCGCCCTGCCCGAGCTGCCGAACCTTGATCGGCGCGAGCGGCCTTCAGCGCGTCGTCTGGCCTGGCGGGGAATGGATTCCGCCACCCGCTGACTGATACTCTCGAACCCGTTCCTTCCCCTTCTCTCGCTGACACGGTGAAGGATGGAACAGCGGCCCCTCGCTTCGGCGGGGGGCCGTTTTCGTTGCCCTGATCCTAGCATTGATCCTGGCCCGTTTAAACGTTGACAACAGGTTCCCAATACTAGTAACGTTCTTCCTGTCAGCGAGAAACGGGGCCGGAAATACCGGCCTCGACGGAAGGGGAACATCATGCGAGAGATCACCCGCGAAGAGTGGCTTCACCTGGCCATCGAGGCTCTTCGGCCGAAGTTCGAAGAGATCGAGTTTCCGCTTCCCGAGAAGATTCACGTCAGCGTGGGTTTCGGCTACGGCGCGAAGCGCGAGAGCGCGAAGATCCTCGGTCAGTGCTGGTCGAGCCTGGCGAGTGAGGACGGGGTGAATCACCTCTTCATCTCCCCCGAGCTGAAGGACGAAGCGCGCGTTCTCGACGTGCTGATTCACGAACTGGTGCACGCTGCGGATGACTGCAAGAGCGGCCACAAGGGGGCCTTCGCGAAGGCCGCTAAGGCCCTCGGCCTCACCGGCAAGATGACTGCCACGGTGGCTACGCCGGAACTGACCGGGGTCCTTCGTGACCTTGCTAAGGCCCTCGGCCCGTACGCCCATGCCACCCTGTACCCCATGGGTAAGCCGATACTGCCGAAGACTGAGCCGAAGCCCGAGGACCCGGAGGAGACTCCCGAGGAAGAGACTCCGGTTCACTCCGGGCCGAAGAAGCAGGGAACCCGCATGATCAAGGTTGCTTGCTCGACGGAATGCGAGTGTGGCGGGTACACGGTCCGCACCACTCAGAAGTGGATTGAAGTTGGAATGCCTGTCTGCCCCTTCGGGACCGTGATGGAAGTTGCGGCCTGATAGTCACCCTGGCGGCCCCCTTCGGGGGGCCTTTCCTTTGCCTCGAACCTAGTATTTGGAATCTCGTTTAAACGGTGCTAGAGTCTTCCTTGTCAGCGAGAGACACCGGGAAAAGCCCGGTGCACAACCTGAAGGGGAAGAGCAATGAAGGTTTCCGCAGAGTGGGTCATCCTCGGCCACGGCCGCGCGTCTGACGACGTGTACGCCGGCCCCGGCACGTATGCCGAGATCGAAGAGCTTTGCTTTAACTGGAATGAGTCCCAGACTGCCCGCGAGCAGCGCGGGGAGTCTCCGCGCGGCTCTCTTCAGCGCTGGTACATCAAGAGGGCGGCCTAACCGCCCTTCTCGGCCCCCGCTTCGGCGGGGGCCTTCTTCGTTTCCAGACCGTGTAAACGCTTGACGGATCATTCCCAATACTAGTATCGTTTCTCTTGTCAGCGAGACGGCCCGCAAGGGCCGAGAGAAGGGAAACGAAATGCACTTCTTCGATCCGAACTGGAAGCTCGTTTGTGTCTGGCACGACGAGTGCGACGACAACCCGAACCACGCTCACCGCTTCGAGTGGGAGCACATCGGAACCGAGAAGTAATCAGGAGGGGGCCCCGGAAGGGGCCCCCTTTCTCGTTCAGAACGAAACTAGGACTTGAAATACTATCGCTCCTAGTGCTAGGTTCCCAATGTCAGCGAGAAACGGCCCGAAGGGCCGGAAGGGAATCCAGTGCAGAGAACCGATAAGGCCGCCGCGTCCGTAGTGGCGGGAATCGCGGCGGGGGCCTTCACCCTCTCGTACGAAGCTCTTCGGAGCGTCTACCTGGGAAGCGCCGGAAATCACGACCTCTCCCCGATCTACCCCCTGATTGTCGAAGGCTTCGTTACCGTGGCCGTTTGGGTCGCGTTCAGGCTTCGAGACTTCGGCTGGAAGGCCACGGCCTATCCGTGGGTGCTCGCCGGAATGTTCTTCGCCTATTCGCTCTGGTCGAACAGCCTCCCCGAGACTGTGCCGGCCCCTGTCATCCGGGGCGTTCCGTCGCTCGCGGTTCCCCTGGCCGTTCACCTCTTCACGCACATGGTGAAGAAGCGGGTACCGGTCGCGGTCGAGCTGGTCGAGCTGGTCGCCGACGAAGAGCCGCTTCCGGATGACCCGTGGGACGCGTGGGAGGTTCCCGAGAAGCCCCAGGAAGCCACTCAGGCCCCGATCTTCGAGGCTCCGGCCCCTCGGCCCGCCGTGACTGCCGCTCACGCCCACACGGACAACGACGGCCAGATGATCCGGTCTTGGGCCCGGAGGAACGGAGTCGAAGTGAAGGACACCGGGCGTATCCCTGAGCGGGTCCTGAAGGCGTACGCGCACGCCCATGGCGGAAGCCTGGTCGGTGCGTGAGAAAGCTCGGATGGTGCATGACGGGGCACCACGGAACGTGCCCCGTCCGCACGATTAGCGGAATCACTTGTGGCTGTCGGTGCCACGCTGGTAAGAAGCCCTCGAACGTAATCGAATTCCCGAAGAAGGAAAGTGCCATGGCTCAGAAGGTAAGTGTGACGCTGGTCGACGACCTCGACGGTTCGGAGGCGAGTCAGACTGTGCTCTTCGCCCTCGACGGGAAGTCGTATGAGATCGACCTGAACGACGACAACAACTCGAAGCTTCGCGAAGCCCTGGCCCCGTACATCGGCGCCGGGCGAAAGGTTGGCGGGGGCCGTGCCACGGTTCGCCGGATCGGCTCGACCGGTCCGACGCGGGACCTGGCCGCCGTCCGTCAGTGGGCGCGAGAGAACGGGTACGACGTGAACGAGCGGGGCCGGGTACCCGGAAGCATCCTCGAAGCCTTCGATAAGGCGCACGCCGCGTAGCAGTAACCAGCTCGACCTAGCCCCCGCTTCGGCGGGGGCTTCGTCGTGTTTAAACGTTGCGCTCGATTCCAAATACTAGTAACGTCTTCCTTGTCAGCGAGACGGCCCGCAAGGGCCGAGAGAAGGGAAGACCCATGTACCGCGTAATGCTCCTGAAGGTCGGAACTCAGGTTCACGTCACCGGGCACGGTTGGGGGTGCGTAGGCAAGATCACCCGCGTGTTCCCCTCGGCGGGTGCCTACCACGTAGAGAACGCCCGCTTTGCGGTCCGCCCCGGTCAGCACACCATCGAGACCTTCACGGACCGGCGGGGCCAGTAAGCCCCCCGAGAGTCCCCTACGGCCCCCGCTTCGGCGGGGGCCTTTCGCATGCCCTGAAGCGGTTCCGAGGGGTCACCGCGGATCGGTCCCGTACGGCCCCTGAGTCGCCCTGGGACGGCCTGAACGGCCGTCCCGGCCCACTCCCCCATTCGGCCCCCTCGACCGCTCACGGGGCCTTCTAGTGGCCTTCCCGGCACTCGGCCGGCCACGCCCTCTCGTATCCCTCGAAGCTAGGTTTGGGAATATGTGTAAACGCGTGGCGTGGATCACACTGCGTCTAGCTTGCTCGTCTAGTTTCAATACTAGTAACGTCCGGGGCGCACGGCTTGATCACTTCGAGCTGTGGCCGCGTAGGACGGCCCCACGGATGGCACCGGGGGGAAACGACATGCCAAGGGTTGAGAGGCCCCAGGAAGCCTCTTCTGCGGCCCCAGGTTGACGCCCTGGGGAGTCCAGCTAGTCAGCGGTAAGAGAACGGCTCCGCTTCACCAAAAGACCGACTCCGGATTCGGCCCCCGGAAGGTAGAGAAGCCCTTCGGGGAACGGCATACCGAGTGACAGTCAGACCGGGTGAAGGCAGGCCCGGACCGGTGCTCTCGCAGAGAGAGCGGGCATGCGGCCCCCAGCACTGATCACACATCCCGGCCCTGCGGTGAGGCTAATCCCCTTAACCGGTCCTGTAAGCGACATACCGTGACAGGCGTACCGAGAGTACGACTGACAGGATTCCCTCTTGAAGTGAGCAACCTCCATACGTGGGGGGTCTATTGCTTGCTTCAAGGGGGGGTCCAATCCACTCCACCCGCTCTAGGCACCCGAGGCATGGAGAAACGGAAAGACAACAGACAACAGCAACCACAGACAAGCCGAGTGGAGTTAAAGGCAACTAGCCGAACCACGAACCGACCTGAGCCACTAGACAGGGATTCCAAATACTAGTAACGTCTCTCCTGTCAGCGAGGGAACGGCAGGGAAGGAAGAACAGTGGCAAAGGTTAGGAAGACTCCGGAAGGTCTGGCCGAGGCAGTCAAGGCAGCAGGGTTCAAGGTCGAGCGTCGCAATCACGGTTGGCTTTGCTTCCCGGAAGATCTGACGAAGCCCGCCGAATGGATATCCCGGAACACCGGGGGCCGAGGACAGCGGAACAATGAAGCCGTAGCAAAGCGGTTCGGGATTCTGTAGCCTCACCGGGGGGCCGGGCGACCGGCCCCCTTCACCGTGTCAGCAGAGAGAAGAAGGTTTAAACCATGCGCGAGTATCAGGCCATTGTGCGAGTGAGACACCCCCGCTTCGACCTAGCCGTGAACGCCGACCAGCTCGACGCCGTTACCGGCGCCCTGGTCGACTACGGGGCCACGGCGCAACTCTGGCCGGACGTGAGCGAGTGGACCATGACCGTGCGCGTGCCCACCCTGTACGACGTGGCCAACGTGGCCGGCCGAGCCGTCCGGGACGCGTACGCCCTGGCGAACGTTGACGCGGCCGTGGTGCGCGTGGACGCGTGGAACGTGGCCGAGTGGGAGCAAGCTAAGGGACTCAGCGAGTAGGGCCAGGGCCGGGCGACCGGCCCTTTCCTATGCCCTGAAGCTAGTATTTGACACACCCGTTTAAACGGTCTAGTCTTTCCCTTGTCAGCGAGAAACGGCCCCCAACAAGGGGCCGGATGAAGGGAAGAACAATGAGCGTCACTCTCCGCAAGGGTCTTCACCGGTGGCTTTACTTCGCCGAAGAGAGCGTCACCTTCTGCCGGAACTGCGGAACGGTCCTCGACGCCGGACAGTCGCCCTTTAGCGACGGGTGCACCGCGCTGCACGACCGGAACTGTGTCTGCGACCGGTGCCGAGCCGCTTACAACGGCTAGCGGATAGACCAGGGCGGCCCCTTCGGGGGCCGCTTCTGTTTGCCCCGAAGCTAGTATTTGACACCAGCGTTTAAACACCCTAGAGTTCTTCTTGTCAGCGAGGGAACGGCCCGAGAACGGGCCGGGCTTGATAACTCAAGAGGGGAAACGCAATGAAGGTCTTTCGCGTAGGTGGAACGACTGACCAGATCACGACTTGCGAACTGTGCGGGAAGGAAGAGCTTCGCGGAACGGTTCAGATGATCGAACTGGACGCGGACGGGAACGACTTCACCGATCTCTACTACGGTTCGAGTTGCGCGGCGAAGGCCGCCGGCTGGACTCAGAAGGCCGTGAACATGGCGGCCAAGGCCGCCGATAGGGCGAAGAAGGAAGCCGCCGAGACGGCCCGCCGGAAGGCCGAGGGCGTCGAGTCGAAGCTTCGCGAGAAGGCTAAGGAATGGTGGCTCCGAGAGAACTTCGGAACCACGGACATCCACGAAGCCGCGAAGATAGCGGGAATGAGCTTCGTACGGCTCTCCTGCGCCTTCTCGGATGAGTACGAGAGCTGCCAGGCGTAAGACAAAGAAGGGGCCCCCTCGGGGGCCCCTTCGTCGTTACCACCGTGGCGGATAGCGAGCGCCCCCCGCGCACTCGGGGCACCGAACCTTGAGCCGTTGCCCGCATGTCAAGCAACCCGCGAAGCCGCAACAGTCGGGGCACCAGACTTCCCGTTGACCCGCGCACAGTCCGCACACGTCCGCGATCGAGCGCCACCACTCATGGAAGGTAGGCGGCCCCGGATCGGCAGGGCGACGGCCCGCCCTGGGCTTCGGGCGTTCCGGGGCCGAGGTCACCCGCGGCCCTTGTGCGGGTGCTGCGCCATCTCGACGTTGCAGTCTGAGACCTTCGAGAAGTTCCCAACCTTGCGCCACTCTGCGCGCTGGACGGCCAGGGCGGCGCATACGTCGCAACCGTCGACCGGTACGGGTTCGAGCCTGGGACCCGTGAGGACCGGGGCCGGTGACATGGTCGTCCTGCGGCCTGTCACAGGAGCCGCCCTAGCCCGCGCTCGACGCGCTCGACCACGGTCCTGGTCGGGGGCTCAAAGGTTCGTGGCCACCAGGCCGGGGCGAGAGTGAAGAACCCGCCCGCCGAGATCCAGATCGTTTCAACGGTTCTGCCGGCCTGCCCTTCAGGCCGTTTCAACGCTTCCCCTGCGTGCGCGTATGACTTCATCCGCTGCCCTCTCGCTGACGTTGTCCCACTACGCAACCGCGCGACCACGCACGGCGGTACCGTTGAAGCCACTGGCAGGGTTGAAAGCGTTGAAAGTGCGGGGAGTCGACCTATGGCGGAGCGAGAGCCCAACGAGGGGTTGGGCAGGCTTCTCGACGAAGCAGACTGGACACTCGGACAGCTCGCCACGGCCATCAACCGGGCAGGCGACGAAGCCGGGTTGCCCGTGCGGGCAGACAAGACGAACGTTAGTCACTGGCTACGCGGCACCATGCCGCGCGAGAAGGTTCGGCCCCTGATCCTCGAAGCACTCTCCCGCCGCCTAGGGCGACAGGTCACGCACGCGGAAGCCGGGTTGCCAGCCCCTAAGCCGAAGACAAAGACCGAGGACCACCCGAGTACGGTTGAAGGGTTGGTGCACCTCGGAAGGCAAGACATGGACCCCTCACGCCGAAGCGTGCTCGGGGCCGGCCTGTACTCGGTTGCCCTCACGATCCCCGGATGGCAGGACGTTCTAGGCCGCACGGAAGCAATCCATAGCGGTCGAGCTGGTCGCATCGGCTTCTCCGATGTGGACATGGTCATTCAGATGACCGAGAAGGTGTCTGAACTAGACGACCAGTTCGGGGGCCGTCACGCGCGTCCCATGGCCGCAACGTTTCTCGTCAACACCGTTGCCACGTACCTTCGCGCAGACGCGCCGGACGACGTACGGAAAGCGATGCTCTCGGCCGCTTCCGATCTGAGCTACCTAACCGGGTACATGGCCGTAGACGAAGGGCTTCACGGCCTGGCACAGAGCTACTACCTGAAGGCCCTCGAACTTGCCGGAGCATCCGAGGACCATCTCACCTACTGCACCACCCTTCGAGGCATGAGCGTGCAAGCCGTCGACCTGGGCCACGGGGCCGACGCCGTGCGCCTGGCCGACGCCGCCGCCGCAGCCTCACCGAAGGCCGGGCCACGCATGCTCGCCTTCATCACGGGGCAACAGGCGCACTCTGCGGCTCAACAGGGCAACCGCACCGAGGCACTTCGCCGCATCCGAGAAGCGGAAGCCGCAATGGAACGCGCCGAGAACCGATCGAAAGCCTTCGGCTCTTACGATCCGGCCGCACTCAACTACCACATCAGTCAAGTGCGCTTCGAGCTGGGCGACGTTCACGGGTCCATTGAAGCCCTCGAAGAGAGCAACAAGCTTCGCTTCTCTGTCTACCGCCGGGGCAACGTGCGCATGCGCGCCATCCTCGCCGAACGGCAACTTCAGGTCGGGCACCTCGAAGAGGCCGTGAAGACATGGAACGAAGCACTCGATGACTACCCGATGGTTCAGTCAGGGCGGGCAGACCAGCGAATCAAGAACATGCGCTCTCTCATCCGGCCACACCTGAAGAACCATCAGGCCGCCGAGCTGTACGAGCGAGCACGGGCCATAACCCCCGCTTCGCGGGCCGTATAGACGACGAAAGCCCCCCGGACACCCAAGAGGGTGCCGGGGGTTCGCCATGTCCGTAGGACGGGCTTAGCCTTCGTCCGCCAGGCCGACATGCGCCGGGGACGGAGTCAGGAGAGCGTCACGGGTCTTCGCGTCCTCGACGCGCTGAACGGCTTCACCGCCGACCAGGCCGAGGACGGCCGCCACTACGCCGAGAACCTGCCCTTCGGGTACGTGGACGCCGAGAGCGGCCACCAGGCCGAGGACGGCCACGACCAGCGAGTACACGCGGGCCGGATGAGTCTTGAAGAAGTTCACTGATGATCCTTACTTGCCGTAAGCCAACTTGAAGAGAGCGGCCCAACCCTTCGGGCCAATCTCTACGTCCCAGGTCGAGCCCTGGGCCGCGTACTGCGGGTACTTCCGATGGAAGATGCCCACGCTTTCCTGAGTCTTCGGGCCGTAACTCGGCGACTCAGCAACAGACTTGTTCATGAAACCGGCGGTCTTCAGGGCGCGCTGAAGGGTCACAGCCGAGGGGGTCGAGCTACCGGGCTTCAGGCCCTTCGGGAAGGCCGGGGGCACGTACTGTCCGGGCTTCGGCTTCACCGGAGAAGGCTTCGAAGGGGCAGGCTTCGAGGGGTTCAGGAACGCGTTTACACGCCCTAGGAAGTAATCCCACGGGAAGTCAGGACCGGGGTCACTGTGGTTGGTCTGGTGATAGGCCGCCGACACGTCCCGGTGACCGACCAGGCCACGCTTACCGGCGACCAGCTCGGCAACGGTGAGCTTCCGGGCAGGGATCTTGTGCTTCGCACACCAGCCGGCCACCACCTTCGCGGCCTGGTCGAGCACGCCCTTCGAATACTGATCCAGCCACTCAGCGCGAGACTGCCGCGCGTACCCGGCAAGCTCGATGCCCAGGCCGTCAGAGTTCGCGCCCGGAGCATGCCAGGCCCGGTCACCATCGGCGACGCAGCGAACGGCACTGTTGTTGTCCACGCACACATGCGCCGAAGCCTTGTTAGACGCGGGCATGGTCGCGAAGTAGTGGGCGACATTCTCGGCCGTAAGCGGCCCCTCGGGGGCCTCCATGTCGTGAATGACAATCACGCGAATAGGGACGGTACGGCCAGGGCCGTACCACTTAGCCTGTACGAAATCCATTAGATGCCCTCCGGGCGGAGTAGAGAAGTAATTTCCTGGTGCTGCGTCATCACAATGGATCGCAGCTCAGCAATAGCGGCCTGTCCAGTGACAAGCTCAGAAAGGTGCCGATTCTCGGCTTCGAGTCGAGCAACACGCCCACTCAGTTCGTCAAGCTGCGCTTCGAGCCGATCAGCTCGGGCCTTCTGCGCTTCCGCTTCGCCCTTCCAAATCTCCGCCGTTTGGTTATCGACGGATGATCGGACGCGAACGTAAGCGGCGGCCAGGGCGCCAACGGTGGCCAAAGCACCGAACGCCCAACCGGCAAAGCCGAGTAGTGTCATTGGGGGGTGTTCTTTCGGGTGATCAGGAATTACCGAGCCAACGGAATTCCATTCCGGTCACACGCTGCCCGCCCTGAAGGGTCAGCGAAGCGCCACTGTTCTGAGTAGCGAAAATCTCGTAGTGGTCACCGGCAACACAGGTCAGTTCGAGGGTTCGCGTAACAAACGTCGCGTCACCATTAACGGCCGCAAGGCTGATAGTGCTTAGCGTGTTGCCGAGAGCAGGGTTACCGGTTGCGTTAATGCGAAGGTTCAACTGTCGATACCCGGTCGCATTGCTCGGGAAGCGGGCATAGAAGGTCACCAGATATTGACCACTGGTATTGATAGTGATGCGACTCGAATTCGTCGCGGTCGAATGCATTGAATCCGTATCCCAAGACTCAGTGTCGAGCGGGATAAGCGTGGTGGTGGCAGTGGCAACCACGGGGCCAGTGCCCGCGTAGGCATTGACGCGCGGGGGGTTCATTAGGAAGTCGAGCGGGGTCTTAGCGGCAGCAATAAGCTTCGCTGCCGTGACCTTCTCGCCCGCGAGAAAGCTCTGAGTGGCGGGAACGGTAGCCATAACGGCCAGACTCCAAAGGGGGAAGACACACCAAAGGGGCGGCCATGCCGGCCGCCCCCAGGGCGTGTAAACGTGCTGATCAGTAAGCCAGAATCGCCGTACGGTCGAGCCTGCCTAGCGTGGAATCTTCGAGAATCCACACGTCGGAACCTTCTGCCGGAGACAGGGAAAGCGTCGTAACCCATTCAAGGGTTCCGCCGTTCACGGAAACATCCGTGTCGATAGCCTCGACATAGAAGTCAAGTTCCGAATCCGGGGCCGCTGTAGGCAGGTCGGTAAGCGTGATCCGGTCGCCGATCTCGACACTCAGCACCGGATAGAACAGTTCCGGAGTAGCCGAAGCCTTCAACGTCACAGAATCGCAGCGAACCATAGGTTCCGCATACGTGTTCAGTAGCGTGTAAGCCGCATCCTGAACCGCGCTATCCGAAGTAATCCCCAGTTCAACACTGGTCGACTTACGGCCGTAAGCAGTGATGGAAGCCTGATCCTTCAGGACACCTTCAATGCCGTTCGTCCGCTTGTACGTGACCTCATTAATAATACGGTCATCATCCATATCGAACTGAAGGCCAGGCTCCCAAGGAAGGCCGACCGTATCCCCGAGCTCGAACCGGACTGCCGCGGCTTGACGTCGAGCCCGGTTGTGGTATGTAAGCCGCCCGTCTCCATCCATGAAGATGTATCCGGAAGCGTCCTGAGCGGCCCCCTGAAGCTCGTCTAGCGCGCTCGCGCCCGTAGACCAGTCGGGCCCCTGAAGAGTGCTCACACCTGCGTCATAGGCCGTCTCGCCCTGATAGTTCGCCATGGTGGCGATGCGGTCAATGCGAGTCTTCTCGTCCTCGGAAAAGTCGACTCCCCCGTTATCGCCCAGCTTCCAAATGGGATTGATGTCAGCAAACGCTATACGGTAATCCCAGATAGCCAGGTGAGCTATTCGCCCGTTCGCATACTCGCCATAGATGGAACCGGCCTGCCGGCCAGCGAAGGAAGCCCAACGAAGATCGCGGATATCCTTGTTAGTCGGGGCCGGACCAGGATCGGACTGGTAATAGAGGCCATTCACGTACAGTCGCGTAAGGCCCTGCTCGATAGTCACGACCACATACGAGGGGGCCGAGGTGCTGAGAGCGACAGAACTGTTTAGCGTCGTCTGAGTGCCCTCGGTGTACGTCGTGCGAATCTCAAGCTTCCCCGTCGAGTCCAGCCGAATAGACATGAACTCGGACCCGTTATCCGACCATCCCGCGAACAGGGTGTTATATAGGCCGGACGAAGGACGGACGGGAAGACACCAGAAGCCAACCGAGAAGTCAGTTCCCAGGACATAGTTCCTTTGGCCGTTGTCGCAAATATCGATCACGGTTCCCTGAGTAGCCGACACATTCGCCAGGCTGTAACAGGTGGTCGAGTCCTTCGCAACAATGGAATCCGCCCCGAGAAGCGGAGTGCCAGGGCCGTACTTCGAAGCAACAAGCTTCGCCGGTTGCTGGTCACTCGCCAGGTTCTCAAGCCTGGTCGAGTCGACCGGATCGCCCAGAGTCCAATACCCGAGAGGGTTAGTCGTCAGGGTCTCCGCCTGCATAGCGGCCCGAAGATCCGTGTTGCCGAGGACAGAGAAACCGTCAACGGCAGAAACGCCGACCGATGCTGTAAGGCCATCAGAGGAAACGGGCCACTTCTCTATATACCCATGGAAGATCGAACCGCCGGGGTTCCACGGGGAAAGCGTCGACCCCTCTTCGAGCTGAATTTCATCTATCAGGGCATAGGCGTTACTGTCGCCACCGCTCGTACCGATCTCGACACCAGCCCAGACCGCATTAGCGGGGGCCGTCTGATTGAGAACAGAAACCTGATTCCAGCTAGGCGACCAGGAGTCGGAAACCGTAGCCGAAGCGTTCGCGTTACCCGCCCAGTGGTAGCCCGACATGGAGCCATCCGCGTACGCGGGCAATGTGCCGGCCGTGACCTGACACATCATTGCGTCAGTCCACATCTTCGTATTGAGGGCCCCGAGGAAAGAGAAGCCGACACGGTCAACGGTTTCGCCTGCGGCCAGGGTGTAACTAGTCTCAACCGTGGTCCACGCGTTCGTAACCGAAGGCATAGCCTGATTGATCAGCTTCACAGTGCTCGACGAATTGCGGAACGCTAGCTGAAAGTTGCTCAATCCCGTAGCGGGAATCTTCAGCGCGAACCGAAACTTGATCGTCTTACCCGCACCAGTCACAGAGTCAATAAGGTACGTCGAGCCAGCCTGAACCGCATCAGAAGTCCAGGTGTGTTCCATGCTCGCTGAACCCTGGTAAAACTCCGTGGTGACGCGCGCACGGGTAACGCCGGACCCATAGGCGAAAATGTTGGTCAGGTCGACCTCATGGGAAGGGTTAAGCGTCTGGTTGTACCTGTCGCCCTTCAGGGCCGTAGAAGGCCCTCCTGCGCTCGTACTGACCAGGGCTAGGTTCGAGTCGTACCAACGGATGCGAGTCTTCAGGTTCACGTCCCGGGAAAGGACGCCGCAGCGAACCGCCGAACCGGTGGAATACACGTCGCCGGGTGTGACGCGCGCAAGCCCCTTCGGGGCGCCCGAAGAGGAATAGCCGCAATAGATCCCGCTAGCCCAATCCGCGGAGCCGTTGTTTCCGAAGTCGACCCGGACCGAACCATTACCGCTCTTCGAATACGATGAGAGGTAATCCTTCGTCTGCCCGGCAACGTGCGTGACCGAGAAGAGAGAAGACGAATAGCTGATGTCTCCGCCCGTAGACACGTCCTTCGGGGTGAGGTTCGCGGTACGGACCCGAACCCTTCGCCGAGGAACAACGTTCGGGAAATAGGGCTGAGTCTTAAACCACTCGGCCTTTTCGCCGTACGCGGTAAGACCCGCGTTCCCCTCCGGGTAGGTGTCCGCATAGATGTACACAACGGCCGTAGCCGTTCCTGCCGGGGGAGCTTCCCGGTGCGTGTAAACGGCCGGAGAGCTGTCCGCGAGGAATCGCGTTCCGATCACGAAGCGAAGGGTTGCCCCACCAGCGTCGAGCCACTTCACGGCGAAGTAGCAAGACACGGGGGCGCCGGACGTGTAAACGGTACGCGTCATGAGACGCGTACCGCCGTCGTCGTCCACCTGGCCAATGTTGTTAGACAGCATGACCGTATTGTTCGCACGGCCGTTCAGGTCGCTGACAACTTGCCCGGAAGAGCCCGAGAGGATGTTCCCCCCGGCCTTCTCCTTACCGGGCGAGAAACGCCCGTCCGAGTTGTCGAGCGAGAGCGAAAGTGTCCCCGCCTCGATACGGCCCAACTCATCATTCCGGCCGCGCTTGACCTGAAGCCCCTCGACGTAATCGCTAACGTCCGTCCATGTGTAGGACGACGAGAAGGGGCCACCGTCAAAGGCGACTTCGACAGTGACCTTCGGGATAGAAGCCATGCTTAAAGTCCCGTCCTTCCCCCGTTGCGCTTTCCGTTGCGAACGATCTCGTCTCGAATGGTGGTGGCGATGCTCTTAGCTAGAGCACGCTCGGCCGTGACGTTGCCCTGAACGGTTACGTGAACCGTGGGGGCACTCTGGGCCGCATAGGCCCCCTGAAGGGCCGTCTCACGGGCTATAGACCTGTTAGCAAGCCGCCCGGTCGGACGCGTGCCGGCCATCTCGTCAATCGCCTTCTGAACGTCGCCGTGACCGTTCCGAATGCCATGCTCGAAGCCCTGAGCCGTGAAGCCACCCAGGCCCATGAAGACACGGCTAGGAGACTTGATCCCCAGGGCCTTCTTCAGGGCCTTGACCATCTGCTTCGACATGTTCTCGATAGCCTTGGTCAGGTGCTTCTCTTTGGCCTTCAGGCCCTTGATAAGGCCCTCGGTCGCGTGAATGCCCGCGTCGTAGTAGTTGCTCGACACTTGCTTGCCGAGAGCGTCAGACTGGGAACCGATAGCCGCATAGGTGCTGTTCAGTTCCTTGATCTGGCCGCCACCAGCGTTAAGAAGGGCCTGGGCCATCTGCCCGCCCTCTTCGGGGCCGGCCTGGGCAAGTTCCGAAATGATGCCCTTACCGAGCCCGCGCTTCGCGAGGGTGGCAAGGTTCTTCCGGAAATCGACAATGCCCTTCAGCTTCGCCTTCAGGCGGCCGATGATCGCGTTAGCCGAGTTGTCCCCGTACTGCGAAGTATCGAGGGCCCCCATGAAGTGGCCGTAGTCCTTCGCCTTCGAGGAGATCGACGAAGCCATATCGGCCTTAGACTTCTTCAGGTCCTCCAGCATCTTGTTAGCCGCGCCGAGCCTCTTAGCGACCGCTTCACGCTGCTTGGCAAGCTTGTAAAGCTTCACATCCTGCTTATGAAGGTATTCGTGAAGACTGTTCGCCTTCTTCTTGCTGATCTTTCCAGCCTTGAAAGCCTTCGTCACCGACTCATGAAGCTTCTTCGCCGTGGCCTGAACCTTCTTCGTACCGCCCAGCATGCCCTTAACAAGACCCTCGGTAATGAACTTACCGATCTCCGCCATGACGCGCGAAGGCGAGTGAATGCCAAGCATCTTCCGAATAGGGCCAGGGATCATGTCGACCAGGCCCGAGATAGTCTCTTTGACCTTGTGCCATGCGCCCTTAATGCCGTTGATAAGTCCCTGAATGAGGTTCTTACCGATAGTGAGAAGCTGACCGGGAAGAGCGCTAAGGATGCTCTTCACCTTGCCAGGGATGCTCTTCACCGTCTCGACAAGGGAACCGATCTTTCCCTTAACGCTGGTATAGAGCGACTGGAAGCCGCTCACGAAGAAGTTCTTCACAGCGCTAACGCCCGTGGACGCAAGGCTCTTCAGCTTCCCCAGGGCGCCCGAGAAGAAGCCCGTTATGCTGCTCCATATGCTCTTGAAGACAGAGCTAATACCCTTCCACGCCAGGGACCAAAGACCCTTTACGGCGTCGAGCCCGAGCTTCAGGACGGCCTTTATGGTGCCCCATACGGCCTTGAATACGCCGACGATGACGTTCCAAATGCCGGAGAATATTTGCTTGATACCAGTCCAAGCCTGGGACCAGTTGCCGGTGAAGATACCGATGAAGGTGTTGTAGATACCCTGGATAATCGACAGAACGCCGCCGATGATCTGCCAAATGGCATCCCATGCAGTCTTCACATAGCTGATGATGGTTTGCCCGAAGGTCTGCCAAAGCCACTTCACGACGTCAATGAAAAGCCCAATCTCAACCTTGATAAAGTCGAGGTAGGTCTTAAAGGTCGACCAGAGTTGCACTAGAACCGGCTGAGCCTTCGTCCACAGCTCTTGGAACACCGGCATTAGCTGAGTCTTGAAGAACCCCACAAACTCAGAGAGCGCCGGCCCAACCTCCTGCCAAATGCCCTTCAGCTTCGTGCTGAGCTGGTCGAGCGCCGTACGTGCGGCGCCCGTCTCGAAACTCGTCTTGATCTTCGAGCCGATATCGCCCAGGCTCTTCTTCAGGGGGGCCGCGGCCTGCCCGACCTTGTCAAACACCGGGGAAAGCTTCGTACCCAACCCCTGAAAAGCCGTAATGGCCTTAGCCGCAGCATCCGTAAAGCCATACTTGATCTTGCGAATGAACGTGTCGACCTTCGCCGCAGCGTTCTTATGCATGGTGTCGGACATCTGCTGAGCCGCGCCCTTGACCTTCCCGAGAGACTCAACCGCGCTCTTCGGGTCAATCGAATAAAGGGCCTTACCGAGATCCTCGGCCTGCGTACCAAAAAGCTTTGTCGCCGCCCCAGACTGCTTAACCGGGTCCTTCATCTTCCGAAGCTTGTCCATGGTTTCCTGAAGCGCGTCAGAAGCGGACTTACCGCCCTTGCCGATACGCTTCGCCATGTCACCAGCGTTCAGACCGATTTCCTTGAAGCCCTGAGCCGTGGACGCACTACCGTCAATGGCTCGAATGCTGAATTCCTTAATCGCATCCGCGACCAGGTCAGCATCTCGGGCACCGCCCTTAAGGCCCTGGGAAAGAATCCCGGTAGCCGTAGCGCCGTCAAGGCCCATCTTCCGGAACTGAGTTCCGTACTCGTTCAGGGTGTCAAGGAAGTCTTCCGACTTGTCGACACCGTGAGTGAAGCCCGCTGCGACAATATCGAGAGCTTCGGTTGCGTTCTTCGCCAGGCCGTTACGGAGAAGGTTAGAGACGGCCTTAGTCGTGCCGCCGATATCCTGATCCATGACCTTGGATATGGTGGCTACCTTGTCGGCAATCGGCTTGAAGTCGACCGAGTTAACCGACATGTTCAGGTCGTCATGGACCCGCTTAACGATCTCGCCAGTCTCCGCCGTCGACTCGCCGAAGCCGCTCACATAGAGGTCACCGGCAAGCTTGCCGGCCTTCGCCGCATCCTTGCCCGTAAGGCCCATGGAAGCCGCAAGCTTGGCCCGGTTACCAATCTCGTCTAGCCCTTCCTGAAAGGCCATGAGACCGGCGACAGGCAGGGCGGCCAGGACCGTTGCGCCCAGGCCCCCCAACATGCCCTTGAACTTGCCGAACTTTCCGCCCATGGCGTCGACCTGAGAGCCGGTGCTCTCGGAAGTGTCAGCGAGTCCCTGAATTGCGTTCTGGGCTGAATCGGCGTTGCCGACAATGACAACGCGAAGCGTCCTCGAATCCGCCATTACAAAGACTCCCGCCTAGCGTTAAATTCGTTCATGTACTCGCAGAAAGCGCGATACTCCGCCGCCTTAAGGCGCCGCACTTCCACGGGAGTCATGCGGTAGAAATGGCAGAACGCCGCCCGCTCCTTTAGGCGCTCTGCTCTTCGTCGTTTCCCTGGCCGTCCTCGGAGCCGACCAGCTCAAGCGCAGAAACCTTGACGTTGCGCGCATCCTGAAGAGTGAAGTCAGGCTTATCGACGCGCTGAGAAATCCAGATAAGGGCCTTCAGGGCCTTAGTCGGAATCTTCGTCTCAAGCTCGGGACGGCCCTTCTCGTCGAGAACCTTCTTCCCGTCCGGGCCGATCACCGGCCGAGGGGAAAGAACGTCGTAGATAGCGGCCCCCACAACGTCCTCGAAGTCTTCAAGGTCACCGATGGTGAGAACGTCAGGGTCAATGCGAAGAGAAATGCTCTCGGGGGTGTTGCTCATTCTGGAAATGCCTCCGACATTAGGCGGTCAATGTGGTTCTGGTACTCGCGGATAAGGGCAGGGCCCTTCTCGCGAATCGAGGGATGAAGGAAGTAACCGGGGCCGCCGGCCCACCCGTTGAACTGGTTGCCTCGCCAGGGCTTGAAGCCTCGGGCGACACGGCCATTCCGGGTGAGCTTCTTAGCGCCAAACTCGGCGCCTAGGGCGTACGGCTTACGGGCCGTACCGAGACGGACGGCCGCATAGTTCTGTGTCTTCGTTGCCCGAAGGGAATTAGCCGCAGCTCTCTGCTGTCGAGAAAGGCCGGTAGCCTTCTCTTTCGCGGCCTGAGTCAGCTTGTCGGCAACGTCAAAGTTCGCCTGTTTCACCTCGGCGCGCATGCCGTCAGCCCCAGTACGCGCGAGAGCGCGGGTGAACTGGGCTAGGCCCTCGACATTCGCGTAAATGCCTTCAGTGGCCATAGCCCAGTTCTCCCAATACTAGTTTCAGCCCTTACTGAAGAGCCTTATAGGTGATCGTGACGGGGGACGCGGTACCGTCCGTCAGGGCGATACCGGAAAGGTCCTGAGAGACAACGTCCATGCCGCCCACGGACACCGGGCCTTCGTCGAATCGAGCGAAGGGCATCTGAACCTTGAACTGAGAGTTGTCCGGCCCATCCCAAAGAACCGTGATGTCAGCGACAGCACCACTCGCGATAGCGGCCGCAACGCGGTTGATCTGAGTCGTACCGCCGAACTCACCCTTAATCGACCACTCATACTTGCGAAGCTCGGACTCCAGCGGCTCACTCTTCTTACCGGTGTTCCGGATGAAGTAGCGGTCATCCTTCAGGCCGTTACTGGCCTTCAGAGAGAAGTCGCTGATCTGGAAGGCAGAACCCCCGACAGTGACCGTGCCACCAGCGAAGCTGAAGAGCTTCGTATTCGCGACATAGGTAGGCGTGGCCGCCGCATAGGCACCCGTGCCGGCCCCGATAGTCTCCTTAGCGAAGTCCGTAGTCACGGACAGCTTCAGAAGCTCGTCAACGGCGTTCGTAAGCTCCCATTCCTTGACCTTGCCACCCTCGTACGTGAACGGGGTCAGAGTTCCGGTGTTGTCCACCCGGCCCACCTGAGCCGTAAAGCTCTTGCCGTTCAGGTCGCCGAGAGTTGCCGTGTGAGTGATAAAGCCACCCGTAGGGGCACCCGAGGCGAGGCCGCCGAACATGTGCTTAAGCCAGAAGTCGAAGCCCGAGGACTGGACTTCCATCTTTACGTCGCCCTCGGCGCCCTTCGGGTTGACCGCGAAGCGGTCGCTTCGAAGCACCCGAGTACCCGGACGAATACCCTCGGAATCAATCCGCTCGTACTTGCCTTCAATGCCTTCGTCGGTGAACTCAAAGAACTTCGTCGGAAGAATTGCGGTGCCGTAGGCGACTTCGTCGATGACACCGATGTACTGATCAAAAATCGTGGCCATTACTTAGCCGTCTCCTTCTTCGCCTTAACTTCCTGCCACCCCTGGCGAAGAAGCGCCGACGCTATCTCGTCGTCGGCGACCTCGACAGGCTGACCCTGTTCGGCAGTAATGCCGAGGGATGGAACATCTACGGCCCCGTACGGGCCGTCATACACAAGGGTCTTCAATTCAGAGTCTCGCCTTCACACGAACAATCGCTTCGAACTGGCCTTCATAGACCTGATCCGAGGGGAAGCTAGACAGCTTCTTAGGGACGAAGTCCGTAGTGACAACGGACTGAATACCGAGATTGGGTGTCGCCTTCATGCCGTCCTCGATACCGGCGGCCATGCTCTGAAGCTCGTTCTCGACCTCTTCGGCCGTGGCCCCGGAAATCTGCGCGTTCACAATCACGCTGACCTCGAAGGTCTCTTCACGGCTTCGGTTCGTCACCCATTGCGAATCGGGCCACATGACTTCACCGACGAACACCCAACGGCGCTCGGGGTTCCTGGTCGGGTAGCCCCAGGTGACTTGATAACCCGCAAGGGCCGGAAGGCCCTTGATCATGTCCCGTAGGGCGGCCTTAGCGGCGAACGCATTCGTACTCACCGCGACACCCCCAACACGTCATAGAAAATGCGGTACGTGTACCGCTTCAGAACCGCGTCAACATCGGGAAGGCCCGTCTCGTACCCGTTCCGTCCGGCCGTGGCCAGAGTGAAGTTCCCACCCTCGGACGCGACGAAGGCCGTAGCGCGGTCCGGGATGCCGGACCGTTCGGCAGTCAGGAGAGAGCGAAGCCGCAGAAGACCGGCCCGCTTCACGTCCTCGGGGACCTGGGGGAAGCCGTAGACGAACGTGACCGTGTACCGGTCGCCGTCTGTCAGGACGTACGGGGCCCGAACGGAGCCCGCAGAGTCGACGGCCCACCCCGCGATGTCGACGGGCCCAGAGGGGCCTTCAACGGCCGCCAGGGCGGCCACATCGAAGTAGCCCAGGAACAGGCTCGACGTGTCGTCGGCCTCGACCTCGACGCGTGCAGTACGCGGCACGAAGGATCGCCCCGTGATCCGCTCGAACTCGTCTTCAACTACCTCGCGGTAGTGGCGTAGTTCGGCTGTAGGGAACCGCGTAGCGTCCGTTAGGTCCATGTCGGACCCGCGCGCTTCGGGCAGGGTGAACAGGAACCCCCCGACAACCTCGAAGCGGTCCTGATCCGCGGCCGTTGTGCCGGCCACCCAGGACACCGTGTAAACGCCCTCCGGCTGTACCGGAAGACTGGCCGTCCACGTCGTCCCCGAGCTGGTCGCACTGCCCGTGTAAACGGTCGCCCCCAGGGCATCCCGCACGGTCACCAAAACAGAAGGGACGACCATAGGTGTCTCGTCGTCTAGGAAGACGTGCGACAGAGTGACGGCCCTACCGCTCAGAAACCGCACAGTGCCCCCTTACGCGGTCTTGCGGGGCCTACCGGGGCCCCGCTTCTCAGGGGCCGCAGAAGCGGCCGTCTCGCGCGATTCAGCGGCGTTGCCGGCCACGATCTCAGCGCGCTTGTCATTCAGAAGCGACACGGCCAGTCCCGAAGGAAGCTCGACCACATCGCCAACATTCGGGAACGGCTCTCCGTCGAGAAGACCGGACCCGCTTTCAAGAATTCGAACCTTCATGAACACCCCTTCAAGACAGGACCGGCCCGGCCCCCGAAGGGGCCGAGCCGAGGACCATTACGCGGTAACGGTCAGAGCCTTGACGGAAGCGGTGTCGAAGAGGTCACCGGAGCCACGCCACGTCACCTTGAAGGCGACCACGTCACGGTCATAGCCGTACTCGTCGGAGCGCACGACTCGCAGGTTCTTGACCTGGCGAATCAGGTACTTCGAGGGGTCGCCGTAGACGAGAACCTTCGCACCGGCACCGGAGGTGACGATGTTCGGGTCGGTCAGAATCGGAGTACCGAGAATGGTGTCCGGGGCGCCCGCCTGAAGCGAAGGCTGCCAAATGTAGTTACCGGTCGTATCCTTCAGCTTCCGAAGGCCCTGAACCGCAGAGTCCGAGGTCATGAAGACCGCGTTCTTCCGGTACGGGCGAAGAATCGAGTGCTGAAGGTCGATCAGGTTGTCAGTGGAGACACCCGCAAGGTTCGCGGCGTTGACGGCACCCGTAGAACGGGTGATCCAGCCCCACGGCTTACCGGTGCCGTTACCGACCAGAAGGTCAGCCATGACCTTATCGGCGACAGCCTCGCCCGCGTCCTGGGCGAGAATGCCGAGGATGTCGAGCTGAGAGTCATCGACAATCTCGTTCGTGGCCTCGACAATGACGCCGTACTTATAGGCGCCAATGTTCGTCTTCGACCAAGACTCGTCAGACTTGCCGTACGCGACGTTCTCGGAAACCTGCGAAGCGGTCGGGCGACCGTTCTTGACCGGCCACTCCATCGTTTCGCCGGAACCCGTGGTGAGAACCCGAGCCTTCGAGAAGAAGTCGGACCGAACACGCATAGCCTCAATGACCTGAGCCACGAAGGTATTCGAGAAGGTGTTACCGGCGTTCGCGGCCGTGCCGCTGGTCGCCGTACGAAGGTCGAAGTCGACGCCCGCAACCTCACCGCGCGCGAGAGAGCGAAGCTCTGAAGCCTCGTCACGCTCACCGGAACGGCCCTCGGGAGCACCGGGCAGGACCAGGCCGCCCGCGCGCTGGGCAATGGTGCGAACCTCCGCCTCACGCTCGCCACGCTCGACCGCGTCTCGGGCCTCGGCCTCAAGCCGGACCACGTCACGGTCAATGCGCTCGACACGCTCGCGCTTCTCAGCGTCGGACAGGGTCGAGTCAGACTCGACGGAACGAAGCTCGGTAACCAGCTTCATGCGCTCTTCGAGCGCGGCATTCGCCAGTGCAGCGAAATCCATAGTTATTCCCAATACTAGTTTCGGAGCCAAAAAAAGGCGACCTAGAGCCGCATTGCACGAATCGAGAGCGCGAGTGCTTCGCCGTCTCTGTCGTACAGATCGAGGGGAACGGCCCGCGCTTCGCTTAGCGTCGGAGTCTCGTCACCTCGAATAGCGGCCCGGATCGCTTCCGGCGAATCCAGCCGCGCTACTGCAATCCCGCGCATCTCAGCAAGAGAAGCGAGGGCACGGGAACCGACTCCGGAAGTGGAATCGGTGTACGCCGGATAAGTCACCGGCGAGACATCGAAGAGAGCGACCTTCTGAAGAGTGCGAAGCGGAAAACCGTCTTCGTCCTCGGCCCAGGTATCGCCCTCGGGGCCGCTTACCTTGAAGCCAAAAGACGACTGTGAAACGTCGCCACGCTCCATAGCGGTTGCCAGATCACGCGCATAAGTCGTGTCAGGCATATCGACTTCATAGTGAAGGCCCTCGGAATCCTCGGAAAGTCGAAGCGTGCCGCTTCGGTTCCGACCGAGGATCATGTTCGGGTCGTGATTGAAGAGAGCCCGAATGTCGTCACGGCCGATACTGTCGGAAGTGGCACCCATGGCCACCCGCTCACGAAAGCCGCCGAGGTTCGAGGAACGGGCATCCCACTTCAGCGCGTAGCCGTAGAAGTTGAACTTCCCGCCCTCGGACCGAATCTCGAACTCTGTAGGGACCGCCCTACGCTCCATTTGCATCCTTGTTCCCCTGATCCGTTACGTTCGGGTCCTGCTGTGCGTTCGGGTCCGCGTTCGGATCAACCGGGGGATTCGGCGGGGCCAGGGGGTCAGTGCCGGCCGGAGGCTTCGTTCCCTTCGGGGCCTTATCCTCTTCGCCCACAACACCCAGATTCAGCGGCCTGTAATACCGCTGACCGAGCTTCTTAGGCAGGGGGCCGAGGTCTTCCATAGCCCGAATCTCATCGGCGTTCAGGAAGCCGTTAGAGAGTGCCGTCTGATAGGACTCGTAACGGTCCTTCGTCTTCGCTCGAAGTCGAGCGTCGACGTTAAACCGGATGTACTGAAGGCCAGGGAGAAGGAAGGTCGATACCGATTGCTCGATACGCACAATCCACGGCATTAGCGTTTGGTCTACGAAGAACTTGTTCTGTTCCTCGATACCGGTTCCCCAGGTCGAGCTAACCGAGGAGTCGACCAGATACGCGGGCACGCGATACAGAAGGGCAATCTCGGCCTTCTGGAATCGCCGAGTCTCCAAGAACTGAGCCTGTTCAGGGCTAAGCGTGATCGGCTTGAAGGTCGCACCACCAGTCAGCACACCGACCGAATGGGAGTTCTTCACACCCGCATGCGTCTTCCGGAACATGTCCCGGAGAAGCTTCGCTTCGTCCGGCCGAGGGGCCCCAGGATGCTCGATGACGCCGGCCATCGTCGTTCCCTGCTCGAAGAACCTCGAACCGAATTCCTCGGCCGTAAGCCCGAGGCCGATAGCCTCTCTGGCCGTGTCGACAGGCGACAGGCCGCGACTCACACCCGGAACCGTGAAGGCCGGAATGTGCAAGATTTGCGACCGATCGAAGACGCCCTGAATGTTGCCGTGGTCGTCTGAAACCTCGTACCGGTTATCCCCGAACGGGCCGTCAAGAATGTGGACGTTCCCAGGGTGAAGGCAGTACAGGTTTTGCACTTCGCCACGGTCATTCCGACCAGTGAAGATGAACGCGTTACCGTCAGACAGCAGGCTGATAACTACCCGGAACCAAAACTCGTAAGAGGTCTGGTACATGTTGGGTTGCTTCACCCACTGTGGCGACCGGGCGAAGGTTTCCTTCCGGCCGCTAATCGTCGTGTAGTGGTCCACCGGAAGCGACGCGACCGCGTCACCAATGAGGGACTGACAGGCGTATACCGCGACCATCTGAAGACTCGACCGGCGAGAAACCTTCCGGCCTGAAGCCGTCCGGGTACCGAACGACTCGACGTCACGTTCCCAATCGGAAGCCAGGCCCCCGAGGGCCGCGCGTATCTCTCCGATGCGTGTAAACAGGCTCACTGCCGCTTACCCCCGTCCGTGGCGTAACCGATAAGCCCGAGGCACACGGCCACCGCGAAGTGCCCAAGAGGGCGCGCAACGTCGTAGGCGCCAACGGCAATGAAGCCGAGACTGCCAACCTGAAAGACGTTCGGGACAAAGGAAGACGCGACGTTACGGAGGGAGCGGCCCACGTTGGGCCGATCCATGAATCTCCTAATCGTCGTCAGGGAAGAAGTACGCTTCCCGTTCCTCCTGCCGAGTGGCAGGAGTAAGAAGAGCCTCTAGTTCAGAGTCCGAATACTCTTCGTTGAAGTTGAAGAAGGTCACATGCGCTTCTTCGTCTGCCGGGAGGGCAGTCAGGAAGAACGCGTTAGCGAGAGCGGCAATGCCGTCGATCTTCTCGCCCGACTTCGCCTTAGACGGCTTCACCAAACCGTCTCCGGTCACGTCAAGCTCGACGTTATCCGCCATCCAACGAAGTACCGGATGCCCGCCATGGTGCAATTCCCTGCCCGCTAGAGCGGACTCGATAGCCTTCGAGGGATCATTCAGCCTGGCCGCACTCTGCGGCACCTTCACGGCCGTAAGGCCCTGCTCTTCAAGCTCGTTCACAAGCTGTGTGGCATTCCACGGGTCATAGCCGAAGAAGCGAATCCGGAAGTCTTCAGCGTCCTTCGCAATGTGCCGGAAGATGGCCTTGAAGTCCGTAGTCGGACCCTCGGTCACCGTGAGGAAACCCTCACGCTCCCAAACCTCGAAGTGGCTCTTCATGTTCGACCGCTTCTCGACTGCCGGCCGAGGTACCCAGAAATGCGGGAGCACCGTCCAGCCTTCGCCGTCCGGGTCCGTAGGTGTGCCAGAGAAGAGGAGAAGCCACGCGTTGAAGTCGCCCGTTGCGGCCAGGTCGATACCGCCGACGCAGGTACGGCCCTTCAGCCGGTCCCGGTCGACCTTCAGGGAACCGTTCTCGTCCCATAGGTGCATGTCGAGCCATCGGTTCGCCTGAGACACCCACTGATTCAGGCGGAAGACTCGGAAGCTGTTCTGAGCCGTAGGCTTCTCGGCCGCTTCCATGGCCTCGGCCCGCAGGTTGTTGATGTTCAGGAAGGACCCGAGAGCGGGATTAGCGAGATACCAGCCCGTTCCCCGAGGATGCTCGGCCGAGGGCGGTTTGCCTTCGTCCTTCCAATCCCAATCGTCGGGAACGTTGCGCGCGAACACGAAGCGCGCGGGATCTAGGTTCTGATCCTCGCGAACGCGAAGAGAGTGTTCGTGCTCTTCAAGGGCGAAGGCCGCGGTTCGATATGCGGCCGTTGTCGCCGCAATCATGATCGGCTGTCGACGGGTACCGAAGCCCTGTCGCATGCTGTCCCAGAGATGCCGGTCCTTCTGCGTCAGTACCTCATCGAACAGAACCATTGAAGGGTTCGTGCCGAGGGCACCCGCAGCGTCGCCGGGCAAGACCTGATAGAAGCTGTTCGTCTTCCGGTCGATAATCCGCTTCTTCGAGTCGATGATTTCGAGTCGATTGTTCAGAATCGGATTCAGCTCGACCATGCGCTTCGCGGTGTTGTACACCAAACCGGCCTGGTCGCGGTCGACCGCCACCGAATAGACTTCAGCGGACTCTTCGTTATCGCCCACCAGGCCGAGAAGCGCGAAGGCCGAGAGAAGTTCGCTCTTCCCGTTCTTGCGTGCCATCTCTAGCCACGCAATGCGGTACTGCCGAACGTATTCCTCGTACTGGTCATCCCACATCATCGTTCCGAAGAGCGGCCGAACAATCTCGTTCTTCTGCCACTCGTCGAGAATGAAGGGGGCGCCCGCATGGCGCCCCTTCGTATGGACAATCAGTTTCTCAACGAAGTTGATAGCGTGCGTTGCACGCTTTTCGTCGTACTGAAAGAAGCCTTCGCGAGGATCGATCGGACCGAAGGGAGAGCGGATAATGTCGCTCACGCTTGCCCCCTCGTTTCCCGGTCTTTGCATCGGAGATAGACCGGTTATCGAACGGGATCACTCACACGCGATTGCCCTTCGAGGAATTGCAGCCCAGATGTGCGGCCTGGCAATTGCTCTCGACGTGCCCCGGAGTACCGGGGCCATGGGACAGGGGAACTATGTGGTCGAGTGACTTACTCAGTGGCTTCGGGAACCGAATCACCCGGTCGATAGGTTCGCCGCAAAGCTGACACACCCAACCGTCACGGTTGAAGACCTTCGCTCGACTCACCTTCGAGTAAGGAACATCCCACTGTTCACAGCGAAGCTTTATCGCGTACTCGCGACGAGACAGCCAACCCGCCGGCCTACGCCTACGGCGCTTCTTCAGGGTCATAGAGCGCCCCTCACGGACCGGTCATAGCCAAGCCTGGCGTACTTCCGTTCGCCCGGATGAAAGGCCCTCTCGGCCTCCCAGGGAATGACGCCCTGGCCGTCGACCAGCTTCGAGAGAAGCCGGTGAATGTTCTGATGACCGGTAGCGCATACCGGAACCTTGTTCTCTGCCACGTCCGGGCCGCCCATGCCCTTCGGCCATACGTGGTGAAGGTCGGTGCCGTAAGGCTTCGGCATATGGTTCTTGTGAACCGCGCATTCCTCGTCGCCGGATATCGTGGGCATGGGTTTTGCTCCTGCTAGACGTAAGTCGGGTAGAGCCTGGCACTCTCCGAGGTGACCTCGGAAACCGTGAGGGTTCCCGAGAAGTAGAGATTCCGGTCGGGGAAGTAGCGGCCAGGATTGACGGCCGCATACAGCGCAAGCTTCGCGTTCATGTAGTCGATAGCGACCTGATCAAGCTCGGGGGTTCTCTCCACGCCAACAGTGAGAGTGAACGTCTCCATGTCGATGTCCTCGGCCATGAAGAGCCGATAAGCCCGGTCGGAACTAGTTACCTGAGACAAGACGAACCCCGTTCAGAGAAGACGTGTAAACGTATTGGGCGCGCTACGGGATTCGAACCCGCGTTGCCCCCTCTCCGGGGGAGTTCTGTCCGCTGAACTAAGCGCGCGTTCCCTCCGTCCCCTGATCAGGGGGAGTTTCAGGAACAGGGGAGCTACCCCACTGTGGGAACGGGAGGCTTCGAACCCCCGCGCACCGGATTTCACCCGGTAGCTCTTCCAACTGAGCTACGTCCCCAACGGGGGAACACCCACGGACCGCGACCGCCCTCGCTGGTCAACGTGAGTGTTCAACCCCTGACCCCCGAGAAGGGGTCTGTGTGCCCCGCTCAGCTCAGGAGAGAGAGAACCTGAGCGTCGGGGCCGTCCTCGGCCCGAGAGGGCACAGAAAGCCGCGTACGGTCGCTAGGCGACAAGCCGAAGCGGCTACCAAACTTCAACATCAGATCAGCGGCATCCCGCATCACCTGAGCGGCAGGATTCTTGACCAATCCGCCGTCTCTGCCGGCCACAAGAGGGCCGTATTCCCGCATCGCGGCCCGAGCCTGGTCGAAGGTTGCCCAGGCTTCGCAGTAGGCCACCAGATAGGCCCTGTCGACCTTCGTAAGAAGCCCCAGGGCGTCAAGCTCGGGGACGACACGGCCCCATTCGGCCAACGCTTCGCCCTGAAGATCAGCGGGGGGCCTAGGGGCACCCCGCGTAGGCTCCGGTTCAGCACCGGAAAGCTTCTTCTTCGAGGGATTGCCCTTCAGCTCGACCAGCTTCGAGGGCATAGGCGGTGGTCCGGCCATGTCGTCAACCTCTTTCGGTTCGGGATTCCCCTTCCTGGGAAACAATTCTGATTTCCGTGCGGAGAGATCCGCACAGATACGGGCCTAGGCGGTTGCATGCTCCGCTATCCGGCCAGGGCCGGAATCCCACGAACTCAGGCGAACCCCCGCGCGCTCGTTCCGAGGGAAGGCGGCGGGTGCGGG